GCCACTTGGTCAACCATAAAGACGAGGGTGGCTATCGCAAACTGCTTGGCGAGTTGAAGGCCATCAATCCGCACCTGCGCGTGATTGGCCTGACCGCCACGCCTTACCGCCTGGGGCATGGTCTGATCACCGACAAGCCTGCGCTGTTTGATGGCCTGATTGAGTCGATCACGATCCCTGAGTTGATCTTCAAGGGTTTCCTGGCTACCTTGCGCTCCAAGATCACCAAGTCGAAACTGAACACCGAAGGCGTCCACAAGCGCGGTGGCGAGTACATCGAGTCCGAACTGCAAGATGCCGTGGACACCGACGAGCAGAACCATGCTGTCGTGCGCGAGGTCATTTCGCTGGCCGGTGATCGCAAGGCGTGGCTATTTTTCTGCACTGGCGTTGACCATGCCAAGCACATCGCTGAAGTCCTGATCTCCAACGGCATCGCGGCAGGCTGCGTGACCGGCGAGACACCAAAGAAGGAGCGCGAGGAGATGCTCAAGGCATTCAAGGCAGGCCAGCTACGGGCGCTCACCAACGCCAATGTGCTGACCACCGGCTTTGATTACCCTGACATCGATCTGGTCGCTATGCTGCGGCCAACCATGTCGCCTGGGCTGTACGTACAGATGGCTGGCCGTGGCCTGCGACCCAAGTCACACACCGATCACTGCCTGGTGCTTGACTTTGCTGGTGTGGTCGCAACGCACGGGCCTATCACCGCCGTACAGCCGCCGAAAAAGGGTGGGGAGGGCAATGGTGAGGCACCTGTGAAGGTCTGCGACAACTGCGGCGAGTTATGCGCCATTTCGGTGGCCGTATGCCCTGCCTGCGACACAGCCTTTCCTGCGCCAGAGCCGCCAAAGATGTTGCTCCGCAATGATGACATCATGGGCCTTGAAGGCACTGATCTGGAGGTCACAGCGTGGACATGGCGCAAGCACACCAGCAGGGCGAGTGGGAAAGATATGCTGGCCGTGACGTACTACGGCGGCTTGAGCGATGCACCAATTACCGAGTACCTGCCGGTGCTGCACGATGGCTATGCGGCCAACAAAGCCATGCGATTGTTGTTGACGATGGCAAGTTCAGGTGGCGTTTCTCTGCTGAATCTGGAAGGTCTTGAGGCCATCTCAAGCACGATGAATACCGCTCGCGCACCAAGCCTGATCGAGTTCAAAAAAGATGGAAAATTTTACCGAGTCATAAGGAGAGAATGGTAATGAGACATGCTGAACCAGATGTAGTTGCAGACTACAACCGATTGCTGGCAATGGGGCCACCAAAGTGTTGCCACACTTGTGATTTTTATGACAAGAATGGAACCTGTGTCGTTTTTTTTATGGAACCACCGCAAGAATTTGCAGCGACATTGGGCGCTTGTCCCCAATGGGAATTTGATATACCATTTTGATTCCTTCAGAACACTACGAACAGTCGATGGTCGTGCAGTGGTTCAGACGCACCTACCCAGGCGTCCTGATCCATTCAATCCCCAATGGCGGGGCCAGGAGCATGGCGACCGCCGTGGCGCTCAAAGTCGAAGGCACCGTCAAAGGAATCCCTGATCTTTTCATCCCAGCTTGGCGACTCTGGGTCGAGATGAAACGGGTCAAAGGTGGCGTACTCAGCCCAGAGCAAAAAGAAATCATCGCGTATCTTGAACGTGTTGGATATTGTGTTATAGTGGGAAAAGGTGCTGAAGATGCAAAGACGCAAATCATCACCTATCACTCAACTTTAAAGGATAAGACATGGCAATCCGCATCTATGTTGTCACCGACAACGAAACCCAAAAGCAGCGCCTGATTCGCGCTACCAACCGCGCTGAAGCAGTTCGCTTTGCTTCTCGCACTCGCTTCAGCGTCGAGGCCGCAAGCCAAGATGATCTGGTGAATTTGCTGCCGAATGGCGTGACGATTGAGTCGCAAGATGAAACAGCAAAAGCCGAATAAAGAGATCAAAGAGTTGTTCCTGAACATTCGGATGCCTGCATCCGTGATGGAAGAACTCAAGATCGCGGCTGAAGCCAACACCAGAACGATTTCTGGACAGGCTTTGCTTTACATCAAGCAAGGGATTGCCCAGAAGTCTTGATGCAAGGCTGAAGAAAGATCACTTTATGTGGTCTTTTTTTGACTAAAATGTTGAAACGTGTTTTTTTGTGTGGTACGATTCGTCATCGCAACAAACCAGGAGATTGAAATGACAGAAGCAGGATACCGGGCAGCAACTCAAATCACTGTTGAGGCCATGCTGGATCAAATCGGTTTGCTCCGCAAGCTGGTGGCAATTGACAGTATGCCCTTGAAGCTGCAACAGGTGCGCCAGTTGTTGCGTGAACTTGATGCTGAACTGAACAAAAAATCATGACCTCAAAATTCTTTGGCTACGCCTTCATCGTTCTCGCCCTGTACGGTTTTGTGTCTCACGCAGACTACCAGGATGAGATACAACAGGAAGCCGATTACTGTTCAATGGTGGCGCTCTGGAAAGCGGACGCCTTGAAGAAGATCCCAAAACGGGCCAGGGCCGGTTGGCCCCCATTCAAACCGGAGATTTCATGCGAATGATCAAATGGGCGGCGTCTTATTTCGTCGCTGTGTTCAGCTTGGTGGTGGCCGTTGGCCTCATCGGCTTCACCTTTGGAGCGTGCTTTGGCGCTGCCAACTACGCCTTCAAACTGGCCTTTCAACTCTGGAGTACAACATGACCTGGCCTTTCCCACCCTTCCCCATGCCGGTGCCAGCAAAAGCACCACCACTTAAATTTAATCCTGAAAACTTTGAAGAGGCTCCGTTTTGAAACTCGATCGAGGCAACCCCAACCTAATGAAAAAGGCGCTGCGCGTGAACCCACCGTCAACGCTGATGTCATTTAACAACGGCACTGGCGACAAAGAGCAGGTCAAATACCGCACTGGCTTTGTGCCATCAATTAAACACCCTGATGCCGTGCCGCCACCCACAATGAGCCTGTGGCACCAGCCAGTCTACAAGCCCGAGCCTAGCGGCTACCAGCGCCCCGGCTCTGACCATTCACATATCAAGCGCAGGGGGTTCTGATGATTACGATTGAACGCAAGAAGCTGGAGCAGGCGCTACACGAACTGGAAGGCATACCCGTCTACAAAAAGTATGGTGTACGCATAAGTAACGCAATCACCGCCCTCAAAGAAGCCTTGGCCCAGCCAGCGCAGGAGCCGGTGGCATGGCTGTATCAATGCACCGAAGATAACTCTACAGTTGTATTGCAACGCAGGACTAATTGGGCAGAAAGCGGCACAGGACTTTGGATAGAAACACCTTACTACACCACCCCACAACAGCGCCGGTGGGTAGGGCTGACGGATGATGAACGTGATGAAATTTTAGATAGCTACCTCACAGCAGGGGGACGTGCCCGAGCCATTGAGCAAGCCTTGAAGGAGAAAAACACATGATTACGATTGAACGAGAAAAATTGGAGCAGGTTCTGGGGGCGTTGGAGGCAACGATTGATGTGCCCTGCTATGGAGGCCACCCAAAGCAAGAAGCCGCTGCCGCTGCAATCAAAGAAGCCCTCGCACAGCCAGCGCAGGAGCCGGTGGCGCAATGGCAAAAGCGTCACCACCTGTGGACAGAAGGTGCATGGGAAAATTCCGAAGAACATGATGCCAAGCAGTGGCGCGACAAAGCACAAGGCTGGGAGATACGCGCCCTCTACACCACTCCACAGCAGCAGGAACCCCGCAACTTCTGCCCCCGCTGCGGTAAGCGCACGGCTGACTTGACTGTGATACACACCTGCACGCCGCCGCGTGGATTGGAGATGACATGAACGAACGAGACAAAGAGCTTGCAAAGCAGGCAGGTTTTTACCTGTACGACCTGATGGAAACGCACGAAATAAGAACTATTGAAACAGATAGTCGGGATGAGTGGGCCACACTTCAAAAACTTATCAACATCATCCGTGCCGACGAGCGTGAGGCTTGTGCGAAGGTGTGTGAGGAAATGGCTTTTGTGAACCCGTGGCCCATCCATTATGCACATGCAATCCGAGCAAGGGGACAAGCATGACCGAGCAACGCTACCTAGCCGGGGGGCAGGAATTCTTTTACCCCCACGCTGGTGACCCCAAGGCACCCGAAAACACGAAGTTGCTGCTGCTCACCACGGGCGGCATTTGCACCACGGGAATTTGGAATCACCACTGGTGCATCGGCTGGCTGCCGTTGCCCAAACGCAATCAACAGAAAGAAGACAAGAAGTGAGAAAGTCAAACCAAACCCCGCTGCGCGAAACGCTACTCTTGCATTCAGATGGCATGACAATATCCGAATTGTCTAAGACCATAAACAAAAATTCTGGAAGTATTTTGCGTTCTTTGAACTCTATGCCAGACACCTACATTGACCGTTGGATTTACAAGCGCGGTCAGTTTGCCGGTGTATGGTGTGTCGTAGTGCCACCAGAAGATTGTCCCCGTCCAGAAAGGAAAAAATGATGGCAACAGGAACCGAACTCGCAGTCTGCAAAGACATTTCAATGCGCCAGCAGATGGGAATTATGAAGTACGGCACCACCGTATCTGAAAACCCGCTGACCAAGGCGCAATGGCGGCAGCACCTGTACGAAGAATTGCTGGACGCCGTGATCTACCTCAAGCGCGAGATGCAGGAGGAACAGCGCCAAATGGACGATCAGAAGTAGCGTGTCCCGGTCTTGTCGATGATGAGAGCCTGACGGCGGGGTTCATCACCGGCATTGCTGGGAACGCTGATATGCACCCAGGAATCGAATTCGCGGATCAGTTGATCGTAGGGTAGCCCAGAGGCCACCAAGACGCGCACAACCTCATCTGGGGTCATTCCTGGCACCCTGATGTCGGCTGCACAGCCCAAGCGGTGCTGGCTGGTGTCCTTACTGCCCACGGCATCGTTCACCGCCTTGGATCTGAATGCGCTGTTCACCATGATCGGGCGCATATCAAGCATGTACTTGACCTTCTCCAGAAGTTCAGCCAGGCGCAGCAGATTGGCCTTCTCTTGATCGTTTGGCGTGTTGTCGAACCAGCGGTGCTGAGTGGCGGTCAGTTCAGCCAGGGTAAAGTGCGGAGTCATTTCAAGCCACCTTTCAAGGCATCGGTTTTGTCTTTGCTAGATTTGCTGGAGCCGTAGAAAAAGCTGATGATGGTGGCAACCGCTGTACCAAGCAGAAAGCCCAAAATGATGTTGCCAAAATCTTTGCCGCTTGATGGCACCTGACCAAAAGTGATGGCGAAGAAGTAGGCCATTGAGCCAACAGACCAGAACCATGCGAAGTTGTAGATGAAGTGCTTGGCGTACTTGTCGTCCTGATTCAACGCAGTCTCTTGCATATGACGGGCGCTGTCACGGTCGGCGTTCTCCAACTCAAACTGCCGCAGGTCTAGTTCAGCCAATTTGGTCGCCGCTTCTGGGTCTCCGGCAATGGCTTTTGCCACGGCTTCAACGTCATCAGCCACGCCAAACTTGTCAGCAATAGCGGTAATAGCAAGACCGCCAAGAGGCCCACCGACAGCAGTTGCAACAGCAGGAGCAAGTCCTTTGAGTAGTCCAAGTAATTCATTCATATCATCTCCGCATAAAGTCAACGTATTCCATTGTTCCCCATGCCACCAAGGTCACCAGACCGGCGGCAGCGATCATGAGCAACACCATCTCGATGGCTTCCTCAATTTCCTTTTTGCGCTTGGCTTTGGAGTTTTCCATTTCGATTTCCTCTGCCTTGTTCCTGGCGACAATGTTGTTTCGCTCACGCAAGAAATCCATCCAGAGATTGGTCTTGCCGCGCCGCATGAAAGAGATTTTGATCTGTTCCTCAACCTGCTGCATTTCTTCTGCAAGCTGAATGATTTGCATGGCCTCTGCATTGGCAGATTGGAACGGGCGCTTGGGCGGGTTGGCCTTTACCTTCATCAATGCGTCTTTGGCATCAAAGAACTGGTGGAAAAGTTCGGAAGCATCTTTCCCCAAAGCAATGGCCTGCTTTACACCGGCAATGGTTGCCCGTGCGGTAGCAATGACAGCCATTGTTTCAACAATCATTTGTCTACCTTGTTCTCAAGCCGGTCAAAGACCTTGTTCATGATGTCCTTCAACTCGCGGATGTCCTCGCGGTAATCAATCCGGGCCACGTAATTGGTTGGCATAGCCCGAACATCGCTGTCAAGCCGTTCAATCGACTTGGTAATACTGTTCAGTGTCCAGCCGCCAAAGAAGGACGCGAGAACCACCGCGCCATTGAAAAGAACTTGGTAGTCCATGATTAATCCTTAACGCAATTCAAGCCAAGAATTTATTGTTCCAGAGCATGAATAAGTGGCTCCAACAGGAATTATTACTGTGCCACCAGCATATCCAGACCCGCCTGCTGCTGCAAATCCAAAAAATGGAATGGTTACTCCACCAACAATAAATGTTACGGAAACGCCACCACCGCTAGCGGTTAACGTCACCGTTACCATAATTGGTTTGCCAGTGGCATTGGTATAACTTACACCGGACGTTCTTGACCCAGTTACATCCTGCCAAGTTTGTCCATACCCTAATCCAAGACCGACAGGTGCAGCACTTGCCCAAGTAGTTCCATTTGAAGTTAAGACATTGCCAGAAGCGCCGGGCGCAACGCTTGTTACAGCGGAAGTGCCTGCCCCAATCAAAACATTGTTTGCCGTCAATGTTGTTGCTCCTGTACCGCCATTTGCTACGGGTAAGGTGCCACTGATATGAGTCGTCAAACCAACCTTGCCATAGCTTGGCGCTGCTCCAATACCGCCAGAGATCAACACGTTGCCGGTGGCTACGTCAGGAAGTTTGGCAAGGGCTGTTGTGGTGCTTGCGTACAGCACATCACCAACCGCATAAACCGATTGCCCAGTGCCGCCGTTTGCCGCTGGAACAGCGTTAACCAGGCCGTCAGTGGCATCAAGTTGCCCCGCCGTATTCAAGTTGTTGGCAAGTTGAGATAGGTTGTAGGCTTGTGTCATTTATGCGGCTCCATTACGGGCAAATGTTTGCTGATTCAATAGGGTTGCACTATTGGTGAAAGCAGAGGAAAGAATCCAATTGGTTGACGTGGCGGTGTAGTCGTAGCCAGAACCCTTGGCAAGTATAACGCCGTTGGCGTAAATCTCCATAGACAATGGGTTGCTGGTGAACGTGTAGGCAACTTGACCAGTCACCGAATAAGCCACAGTGTTGACCACATTGGAAGCTGGCACGTTCAGGTTATTTGGCGCGTAAAGAATCACGGTCAAATTACCCGTCAATGGTGCTGGGAATCCATCAATTGCTAGTCCAGTGACGTTGTAGTCAATTTCATTGATCTGGCATCCATTGACATAAATTGATTCCGCGCCGTTTTGCACAGCCCATGTTGTTGGCGTGTAGGTAGTAATACCCGAAACGCTTGTTGTGTATCGGCTAAATGGCGCGTAACTTGAACCTGCTGCACGGCAAATAAATACTTGCAGTCCCGCAGTAGCGCCGGTAATCGTAGTGGTGAACGTGATTACTTTAGTCGTCGTGTTAATGCTTTGCACCGTGTACTGTGTAGGCGTTCCAGTATCCGTGAAAGATAACTTGTCACCAACATTGATGATCTGCCAAGGATTATTGTTGTAAGTAATCGTGTTGGTTGTGCTGGAAGCAATGGTCATGTTGGTCTGCACATAAGAAGCACTGGTGCTAACTCCGCGCATATAAATAATGACGATAACTTCTCCAGCCGCACAGGCGTTTGTCATCACCACAGTCGTTGATGTCTCAGAATATTCTGTGGTATCCAAAAGCAAACCATTGCGGAACACAAGAACCCATCCAACAGTGTGTGTATTGCTAAACGTGGTTTGAGCAGCGGTGGCTGTGTAGACCGTTTCTGTGTAGAAGAATTGATCTTGCTCCAAGTAGCCAACAACGCGACCATAAACGTCAATAGTCAAAGTGGCTGCTGCAAATGATTTTGTATATATCGCATCACCAAAGTTAAGGAACCTTTGCAAGCCAACTTTAACTTGGCCTGTCGTCGTGTTTGTAACGCTCAAGAATCCATCATTTTGGGAAGTTCCAACAGTTGCGCCAGTATTGATTGTTTGTCCAGTTGTCGCATCAAGATCAATGAAACTCTGAATGCCAGATGGAGAATCATCTAGTCCAGACCAAACCCCAGTGTCGTAAAGCGATGTGTTTGTTGGCGTAAAGGCTCCACCAAGGTCAAGAGAATAACTAGCTGGCCCAGTGCTGAAACTGAATTTACGATTTGACCTGTTGGCGTAAAGCAAATAATCAGTCGTGCTGAAGTTTGCTGGCGCTGGATACCATGTGTAAAGCGATGGAGTTAACCCACCGTTTGCGGTTGCATTGTTGTACAGGCCATAGTAGGCTTTGTTGCGCGGAGAATAGCTTGTGCCAACTGTTCCAGTCGCGTTATCTGCGTAGAGGATAGCCATCCATCGTTCAACATATTGGAAGGTGGTTGGACGCCATTGCAACAATGTTGATGCCGCTGAGAAATTGCTCTTGCCAAGGCTGTTCACCATCTGGACAAAGAAATACCAGTCGCCCTGGGCGATGTTGGTCAAGGTCACTGTGCCCATGCTGGCGCTTGGCGTGTATGGATTCCCATTGGCATTGATAGCTGTGGTGCCCGCGAAGATGCGTTGAGTTGCGCCGGGATTGGCAAATGCGCTGTACCAGACCTCAGCATATTGAACGATGCCTTCACTGGAAGCCGTTACAGACAGGCTAATTGACGGCGTGGCTGCGTTTGGCGACGAACTGGCTACCACTGGGGCGGTCAAGGTGCCAAAATTCAAAGGATTGCCGATGCCAGTGTTTGGCGCTGGCGTAAATTCAGTTACGCTTATGTCGTCATAAACCGCTGGGTTAAATTCCATCAAGGACAAGCCGGTGGTAATGGTGCCATCATCGTTGAATTCTTCAATCACTTGACCAATTCGGAATAGCTTGGAAACCCAGCCGTAGTTGGCGTTGGTCAACGTCACAATGTCGCCAGCCTCAAGCTGGAGTCCAACGTAGTTGACTTTGCACTTAATCTGCAAATCTTCACGGGCGCCTTCCAAAAAGCGATTGGCAAGGTATTGAGCGCGAACTGAGTTGTTCACCAAAGGCAAAGCAATGGATTGCTTGTTGATCGGCTCATTGGGATACAGCAAAGACGGGTTGAGAGCCTGCAAATCGTAAGTGGCAGTGACAAACGAATCTTGCTCTGTACCATCCACAAACTTTACTTCAGCAATGTTGTAACTGCTGGAAATGTCAATTGGCGTTACTTGGATTGACGAAATGATATTGGAGTCGGACAAGTCCATTGCCACGGTGTACGTGGGTTGCTGAACAATGACGCCCCAAAGACCGGTAATTTCGTTGTATCGCAGCAAGCAATCACAGCAAGAGGCCATGAGTTGCAAGTTGTTCATGATGGTTTGATTGGTGTTAACAACGCCATCAAAACGGAAACGCGCTTGAGTTGCAGAGCCACCACCAGATGGCGTATATGAAAATGCACCAGCCGAATAAACATCAAGTTCAGCCAATGATGCTGTATCAACGCCAGCCAAAGGAATTGCAGCGCCGTAGGTCGTAGATGTCAGATAATCCAAAAAGCATTCGCCTGGCGAATTGCGGCTGTTGGTCAGTTGGAATTTTGTCGGTTGCAGTCCCGTTAGATTTGCATTTTGGTTGTAAGTGATTTTGACGATTGCAAAGGCGCAATTGGTCATCAACTTTGACGCATCCCATTGATACACAAGATTAGTGTCTTGCATAACAGAGATTGCCGTTTGACTTGTATTGCCAACTGAACTGGAACCGTTGGGGTAAAGATAGATATTCAAAAATCCATTTACCGATGTGTCAGTCAATCCAGTTGATTCATCCAGCAATCCCGAAACTCTAGTTGTATCCGTCAACGTCATTGATTGGGACGCATATGTGCCGCCAATAGAAACCGTCCAAGAATGCACTTCTACAAGTGACGGAACAGATGTGCCTAAATCGGCAGTAATTTGTCCAAGGCTAACCCCAGTGCTTGAAAGCACGGTCATGCCGACTTTTACATTCGTATCAGATGCTAATGTAACTAAAGTTGTTCCACTGCAAGATGCGGTGACAGTTGCGTTGGTAAAAAATACACACTTCTTGCCGCCAAAGAATACATCGCCGAAAGTAATTGAGTCGGGGCTTTGGGTGCATTCTGAAAGCGCCAAGACGTAATACATCACTTGATTGTCGTTAGTGATGCTAAGGTCAGTCACAATGCCACCGACCCATCCCGTACCATAGACCACTGGCAATTTGTTATCAGACGCTGGCGGCTGCTGCTGAGGGTTGCCGGGATTGATGGCGTTCAGGCTTGTATTGTCAATGTTTGGAGCAAAGGCTTTGCTGATGATGGATGACGCAATCAATGTGATTGCAAATTGCCCAACCACACCAACTGCTGCCCAAGCCAGCAATGCGTATGACGCCGTTGCCATAATTGCGGTTATTACTGGCATTGCAATTCCTTAAAATATGTTTTTTGCATTAATTGGTATCCATGTTTTTCGTAATTAATGCCGGGGGAATTCACGTTTAATGATGTACAAATGATTTGAACGCGCCCATTATCCAACAGGTCTTGCGCCAACAAATCAAATTTTTTCCAAAGCCTGCCACCAACCGTCCCGCCTCGATGTTCTGGCATCACCCACCAAGCCAACTCATTCAATTCGTAGACGGATGGACACCAAGTGTTTTGATTAATTACGGCAGCAATGAAGCCACGGTGTAAATCGTCAATCAAGATGAATCCACGTCCAGCCATCAGGCTTGCCATCAAAGATTCAATGTGCGCTTGATTGTGAAGGCTAGAGTCCTTCAAAGTCTCCATTGGGATTTCTTTTGCATAGCCACGCATCATGCTGACAAGCGCAGGCATATCAAATGGTGTGGCTTTGCGAATCATGGCGTCTTGCCAAAGGCGTAGTTAACCGTTGAAATGTAGTTAACGCGATTCATGGATGTGTCGCCTGCCGCTACAGATTGCCATGAATTATTGTTTGTATACCGACCAGCCGTGCGATTTTGAAGTATCAATTGGAAGCTAGATGCGCTGATCGTGACCACGCCAACATATTCCCGTGCTTCCTCCATCCATTGCTCAGAGATTGAAAACGAATTGACGTAGCCGCTGAAATATTTGTAGACGCCCGTGCCTGCCGATGAAGTCCATCCAATAGGGGCAAATGCAGAGTTTGTCCACCCGATTTGACTGCTGACATTATTTGTCCACACTATTGGGACTTCTGTAATAAGCTGATTATTGCTGTCAAAAAAGCCATGCCAAAGGTCAATAGACGAACCCTTGATCTTGGAGTTAAGCACCAGACCAAGCATTGCCGTATCCACGCCAACAAGCGTGACCGTGGTTTCATTCGCCGTGCTTTTAATGTCGCGCTGAACACTGCCCACTTTTACCAGTTGACCAAGCTGAGTAAAGTCAGTGTATGTGCTAGATGACGGGTCAAGTCTTACTGATATTGGTGCCGGTGTCGTCGCAAAATAATATGTGTTGTCCTGCATCCCGAGCCGAAAGAAATCGGCATAGCGAATGACGTTGGTATTTTCAACTGGCCCGATTACGTTCACAGAATCACCTCCATTGCGGAGAATGCGCCATCCCACGAAATGAAGCTGTCATTGGTGATTGGCACCAAGTTGTAGGTCGGGTAATCTTTGACCTTCACGCAAAAGGTGATGCCGGTGTAAGTTGACCCACCAAGCGCAGTGGTCGTGCCGTACTGCCCGATTACAGCCCCTACAGGCGACGAAACCGTTGTGAGTACAGAACGATGCACCGGAACGTCTACAGTGCTGCCAACACCCCGCAAAACGTCTGCCGTGGCTATGTATGCGTAACGGTCAATCTGAATGAAGTCGCCAGCCCGGACAACATAGGTTCCCGCTGCGGTTGTTGTGAAGTTGCCCAGGACGATGGTTTTGCCGGTTGTGCTGGTCTGAACTTGGCAGGCAATGATTTCTCCGCTGGTCATTCCACCGCCATAGGCAATGTAATTCACCCAGCCGGTAGAGCCAAAATTCAGGTACTGCTCAGTGATACGGTCAGCCACGCGCAATGCGGAAAGAACGGCTTTGTTCTGCGAGTACAACAAATAATTGTTGGGCTTCATGGTGAACATGAAGGGTTGGCTTGTCAGAATTTCAGACGTACTAAGCCGCATATTGCGGGACATCATTTGGCCTGCAAATTTATGGTCATTGATGCCGACAGTTTCGGCGACCGAGAGAATAGTTTGCAGGCTCATGATTAATCTATCCCGTTAAATTACGCCGTCCAAGGCAGACCGGATTCCTGCACGGGGTTCTTTTGCGCGTCGATCTGGCCTTGCAGGCTGGCTTCCACGGTGTCTTTGCCCAAGGCTGCCTGCACCCAGCCCACCACGATGTCTTGCGTCAGGTCGGCGTAGGGGATGTAAGTCTCGCCCGGCGTTTGAGTGTAGCTGGTGGTGCCGTAGGTGCTGGCTTGGTAAGTGTCGTCGGTGGCACTCACGTTGTAATGCACGGTGACAACAAAGCCGTCAGAGGTCAGGCGTTCCATTTGTACGATTTGCCAGTTGAATGTAGTCATTATTTGCTTTCAAGTTGTGCCACACGGGCGCGGAGGGATTGGAGTTCTGCAATCAGGTTGGCGATGATTTCGGCGCTGGAGTAATCCATGCCCTGCATCTGTTCGCCGTCCTTGGTGCCGGTTGCAACGGTGGTGCGTGACACCTCCTGAGTTTCGTGGGCGATCAAACCAACGAAGGTGGAGCCGTCAGCTTTCCATGTGCCTTCCACGGGCTTCAAGCTGTCAATGTAAGCGCCGCTGTTGGTGATGGGGCCGGTGATGTTCTTCAGGCGGTAGTCGGAAGACGTGACGTAAGCGGTTGCAGATGTGGTACACGAAATACTGCCAACAGAAGTGCCAGCTGTGTTTCTGAAATTAGCGGCGTAGTAAGTGTCGTTGTTGTTCTGTACTGAAAATACAATGCCGCCAGAACCACCAGCGGCCAAAACGCTTACCCGAGCAGAGTTATATACACTTGTAGTCCCCACCAACAAATTCCCACTGGCGTCCAAGCGCATTTTCTCGGCTGAGTTCGTGTAGAACAAAAGAGGAAGTGCTGTCTCAGTGCCCAAACGAGTGAAGGTATTATTCGCTAGTAGCCGAGCGTAGGTCGTTCCGCTGGCTTGTAGATCAAAGATGGCACCATTAGCTCCTCCATTAAGGGTAATGCTTTGATACCCAGCGCCGCCAGTTGGCGAAGTAGTCCCAATACCCAAATTCCCACTGGCGTCCAGCGTCATCCGAGTAGTACCAGCAGTAAGTGGATTACCGCCTAATACGTTTGATTGCTGAAAAGCCAAATCACCAAAAGTATTTAACGAACTTGCAATGGCCCAATTGCGTGTAGCAGCAGAGGCGCTATCCGAATAAAAAGAAAGTGCGGGAACTGTCGAGCTGCTTTGAACACGGATTTCTGCCGTGGTGCTGGTGCCCGATACGTGCAGCTTTGCACCCGGAGAAGTAGTTCCAATGCCCAAATCCCCATCGGCGTCTAGGCGCATTTTCTCTGACCATGCAATAGTTGTATTTGCAGCCACGGATGTGGAACTTGAAAACCGAATACTGCCATCAGATGTTCTAAGTTCAATCCTAGGAGAATAACCAGTTTCAGCCGCTTTGTCTGACACTCCAGAATAATACCAATTACCAAACAAACCGCCACCAACACCATTATCAACTAATGCCGCACGAGCGCCATTGCCAATATTTGTTGTGCCGATAGCAGAGGCAATAAATGCACCATAAGCATTTGAATTTGATGTAGCTACTTGCAATGGGGATGTAGGCGAAGTAGTCCCAATGCCCAACCGCCCACTGGCGTCTAAACGCATTTTCTCGGCTGAACCAATCAACCATTGATGCGTAGCAGCCCGAATTTGAAAATCTTGGTAAGTGCCTCCTGTCCTGTCGTAGTTAAAAAGGGCATTTGTACTTGCAGCAATCTCGGGCCAGAACTCAAAACCCTTACCCGCACCGTTGGTTATATTGAGTTTTCCAAAGGGTGTAGCAGCCCCAATGCCCAAGTTGCCTGCGCTGTCTAGGCGCATATTGTTTGCACCAGCATTCCAAATGTGGGTTACCAGCGCACCAGTTACAGCCGAGCCGTAGTTCAGATTGGTGGTGGAAGTAGATACGCCAGTCGTACCGATATTGACGGTCTTGGTGCTTGCGGCAGTAGTGGCTCCGACAGCAATATCTACGGTTTGACTTGCCGTTGAGCGACCAAGGGTAATTGTGCCGGTTTGTGGAATGCCGCCAATCGTGACGGTTCCTGAGTTGGTGGATGGAGCAAATACTGTGCTGCCAGTAAATGTCTGTGACGTATTAGCAAGCGTTGCCAGAGTGCCAGTGGCGTTGGGCAAAGTGTATTGCCGAGTCGTTCCAGTGGTGATGCCGCTCATCACGAATTCGGCTTTCTTGGTGTTGTCAGTTGGGTCTTCCAAGCGGAAGGTGTAATTGACCTCCATCACCCCAGCGGCAATTTGAAACGCTGCGTCATAGTACGCAAAGTCGGCGTCTAGGTTGGCAAGCGGGATCGCGCTGGTTGCGCTGGCAAATGTATTTGGAACTGACATATTTTGTTACCTCGACATTGGGACACTACGATTGGCTGATTGGTATGTGGCCCAAACCGCCTGCTTGTTTTTAGCCAGGAACTGAACGCCGCTCTGGGTGTCAATTGCGCTCATGCTTGCGATGTATGGGCCATTGTAGTTGATGGTCGTTCCACTGTCATTGCCTTTGAGCATATGATTTGGGATGATTGTTCCAGCAGTTTTAGGCACAAACAACTCTGGCCCGCGCTCACCGACCATTGAAACCTGGTTAACTGGTGGCTCACCGCCATCGGCAAATCCCATGAACTTAGCGGCAATTGCAATTGCACCCGTGATACCGTTACCACCGCTTGCCGTTTCCCACAGCGCCAGGGCTTGCTTCTTCAACTGAATCTTGATCAAGTCCTGAATAATGCTCTGAGTCAACTTGCTGAAGTTGATTGATCCAGTGTTGACGAACTCATCCAATGCGGAGGTCATATCCCTCCACACCGTGTCGTTGACCTCTTTCATGTAGGTCAGTTGTTCTGTCAACTGAATATTCAGCTTTGCGTCATTTTTCTTTGCGGCTGCAAGTGCATTCCATTGATCTAGGACACTTTTATCGCCCTTTGATTCAAGAATATTTCTTGCGATGTCCTCTTGATACTTAGCCTCAAGTTCAGCTAGTTTGACTTGCTTTTCACTCATGCCAACCATCTGTATCTGGGCTTCCAGCTTGTCTTTCTCTGCTTTGTTTGCATCGGCTGAAGCATAATATTTATTGGTGTATTCACCAAGCCGCTCAAGCCTTTTATTGTTTTCCTCATCCTCAATCTTCTGACGGGCAAAGCGTTCTGCCTGGGCAGCGTCCACAGCCTTGTTGATGCGCTTTTGATTGAAGTCGTCTAGCTTCTCTAAATAGTCAAGTTGTTCTTTTTCAATATTGGCTTTATAAATTTCTCTGCGCTGGCTCTGAAATTTTATGTCTGTTGTTTGAAGATCAAGTTGAAGTTGAGCATACAAATCATCCTGAATCTTCATTGACTCAAGATAAATTTTTTCTTCATCATCAGCAGCCGCCAAAAGGTATGCGTAATTTAACTCACGCTTTGCGTCATCAACCTTCTTTTGACGGGCCAATTCACCAGCAGTGCCGCCATCACCAGCAAAGCTTTTAATCTTGCCCTTTTCTTCTGCAAGTTTCTGTTTGCGAGTAAATTCATCCGCTTCAATCCGAGATTGCTCAATCAAAATGTCAATACGGGCCTGCTTCTCAGCAATAGCTTTTCTAATGTCAGCAATTGGGCCTGCCGTAACTTTCGGCATATTCATAGCTTCTTTTGCAGCTATGTTTGCTTCTAATTTTGCAATCTCATTTACAAGTTCAACAATTTGAACATCTTTAGATTTTGGGTCTGCAAATGTTTTAATGTTTTTCCATGCTTTTTCAATAAAGTTGCCCAGTTTTTCCCACGAGCCAGCCAAATCATCAATTGCGCCTTTTTGTGTTGCTAAGTCTTTGTTGTACAGATCGGCAGTTAATTGAATTGCTTGTTGTATTTTTCCTTGGCGCTCAAGGGCTTCAATCTGTTTGTATTGAGAAAGCGTTAAAAAGTTAAATTTCTGAGTAAGTTCAAGAGCGCCTTTTGCTGTCCCATTGAACATTGGGATAAGTTGATCAGCAGCATCTTTTGCCGATATTCCAGAAATCCTTGAAAAGTTCAGAATTGCAGTAGAAACTGATTCAATAGTTTGACTTGTGTATTGACCAGATTTAACTACCTCAAGCATTGCCTCCTTAGTGCTTCCAACGCCAAATCCCTTCATTTGGCTTAAACTATCAGCCATTCCATACAAAGAGTTTGCAGTTACGCCAGCAGAACTGCCAGTAAGAATCAATTGGCGATTCAGTTCTTTTAGTTCTTGATTGCCTTGATACAGTCCATAAACAAAAGTTGCAATAACACCACCAGTTGCAATCAAGGCTGTAGTCGTACTGAAGATCAGTGGAGTCAGCACTCGGAACATATTGCCTAGGCCACCCATCTGATCTTTCAACTGTCCACCCTGCTGGATGGCAGCAATCATCACGTTCTGACCCGAGGCGATCTGGGTGAAGAAGTCGGTAGTCTGATATGCCAAGCCTTGCTTTTGCCATGCTGTGAGGCCACCAGCGGCCTTATTGGCGTTTGAAGCCACTTTGTCGTAGGCGGCGGCTTGGGCAAGCAGTTCGTCCTTAAACTCCTTGGTTGCCATCCTAAACTTGCCACTGGCAATCTCACGCTCCATCAATTGAACTTTGGTCAGCGTCTTGCCGTAATCCTCAGTGGCATTTTTCAAGTCGGCAATCGCGCCAGCGGCAGCGTTTGAGTCGCGCTTGATTGCTTGACCTAGCTTTTTGTTTTCGCTAATTGCTTTGTCAATTGATGCGGTAAATTCTGCCGTATCAAGACCAAGAACTACCCCAAGCCGAGCAATATTATTTGAAGCCATTATTTCTTCCTTCTTCTGGAGAGTTTTAGCGCGTATTCTGGAATGATGGTCGCAAGTCTAGTTTTTAGAATGCCAAGAACCGCCTCCGTATTTGAATCCAAAGCAGGACGCAAAAATGGGTGCATTGGCATTTTAGCGGTTCCAAATTCATTTGCCAAAGACACCGCGCTTCGCTTCACGGAAACAACAGCAATGACCGCATCAGTTTCATTTACATGATCTGATCTTTTGTCTCTTTCGTGGGGAATTCTGTAATCCGTGCGAATCGTATCCCGCATATGAATGCCTGACGTATTGTTTTCGTCATAAGCGGCCATAGCCTTTGCGGCTTGCTCGACCGGCTGCATGGCGTCCCGCGCCGCCAGCGCAAGAGTTCTACGGGCCAGTGTGTCTGCTCGGAATCCCTGCGCCATAGCCTTCAACTGCTCCTCAAACTCAGCAAAGCCTTCCAGCTTGATCGTCCTATTGTTTGGGGTGTAGTCGGCCATTTCACACTTTCAGAAAATCCTTTGATTCAGGTCTTGACATCATGAACGAAAGCAGTTGGTTTTGAACCTGCACTTGCTTAACTTCTTCATCAAGAGGCGGGATAATGTATTCGTGCATGGAAGGCAGCACATCTTTTATTGTGTACGGGGAAACCCCTTGCTTGAGTTTCGCATTCAGGTTGCCGGTGGTCAAGCAACTTAGTGCAAGCACTATTGCTTTATTTCCGATGTAACCGTCACTCAGCAATATCTCAATATTCCTGAAGTCTTCAGAGTCAATTTCATCAGGACACCCACCGTGAGCCAGGATGTATGCCCTAGCCTGTGCATGAGTGTCCTTGATTAGTTTTTTCGAGCGTCCTTGTAACCAGGTTGGATTGCCTCAGAAATCTTCTCCAGCAATTCCATTTGCACTTGGGTCGGCCATTCAGCCTCAATTTCTTCGTAGGTGATGTCATCCAAGGTGCCTTCCACGGGAACCAGCAGCTTGATGTATTCAACGATCCGATTCTCCATCATGGTGACGGTCTTCACCAAGTCGCGCAGGGAGCGGCCATCTACCACCACATCATCTTCTTTGATCTCAACGCCACTAATGGACGGATCGGCCAAAAACGGAGCCGCCATCTTGAGATACCGAGTCTCTGCCTTGTCTTTGTCAATGTCGCTGACACGGGCTTGGATGTCTTCAAGTTCTTTAGACAACGGCACACGGACTTTAAAGTCGTGTTCGCCTAGAGTGAAGGTTTTGATGCGGAGGGATTTGGAGTCGCCAAATGCGGTGCCGAGTTTGCTCATGTTTTATCCTTTGATGATCTTGTTGAAAATTTCTTGATTGAGCGCCAGCGAATACGCAACAATCTCACTTGGGGTCATGTGATGCGCGTGATGCTTGGCAATCTCATGGGCAAGTGTAACCGCAGTCATTCGCTGCTGCATAAACCCAAACCAGTCTTTGCGAGTCTCTGATTGCTTTGCGAGAAAGTTCAGCAAGTCGCCTGTATTTTGTATTGTCGTTTGTTGTGTCATTTGAGTGTGAGTTGGTAAAGTGTTCC